ATCCATTATTCGATAATTTCGCTTCTTATGCCAGTATTCTTATATCTTACAAATTTAACACTTATTTTAGATTCCTGTTTAACAGGTATAAATAGGTGTTTTCTAGATGCCATTAATGCTAATCCAGAACTAATTGAGGCATCATGTTTTGTCCTGTTGTTTATATCAAATCGAGCCCAATCTTCTAAAGTTTTGGTAAAGTACATATCACCCATACTATCTTTTTCTCGATAATTACCGTCTGCGTCAATTCCAACGTATTCTTCAATGTAAGTGTTGATACTATTAGCATGCGCGTGTTTTACATCCTCTGAAGAGTTTGGAATACCACCTAATTCAAGCTCTGTTTTTGATAACTTTGATATGTGTTTATCAGGTCTATTTAATGAAAATTGACGATAACCTCTATTCTTAAAATGGTACAGCAAACGCTGCTTATTATTCTCTACAAGGATAGGCATGCCATAAAAGAAACAAGCCATCAGCACCTCTTCAAAAAATATCTCAGCAGTCTGAGGACGAGCAATATACTCTAAAAAAAAGTGATTTGTTGGAGCGTTCTGCATATGGAATTGAGTGATTCCATGTAGCGCACCAGCGGACCCACCTCCTCCAACTACACCGGATATGTCATAAGGGTCACACCCAAACACACCAATATCTTTATTGCCGGGATAGAACTTACCATCCTTCTTAATGACGTTGTTGCGCATATTCTGGTCGGGTATCCAAGATACCAAGAACCTGCCCTTTGGATCAGGCGTCCAAATTACTTCACTGTCTTGCTCACCATTCTTCCAATGGAAATAACCACGAGTCAATACTCTATCTTTAATCATGGAGTCATTGTAGTCGATCTGCTGATATATCTTTGTTAGGTTGAATAAAGATGACTTACTCTCATCACGGAACGCGTGAGACTCAGTCCTAGGGAACTGACGATAGTATTCGTTGAGTGCGTCAGAGTCTGACTTCATCGCAGCAACCTCATTATTCCAATAGGTGATGACACCCATAGTTATATCCTCTCCATCGATACCTTTCACAGGTTTCTTTGGATCATCAAATACTGGCCAACCATACTCGTCAATAAATCCTTCCATATTCCACTCCATTGGAATAAACAAAGAATATAAACCTGATTTAGTCTGACCGTTGGCAGATCTCTTGGTAGGTTCACTATCGTAATATAGCCTCTTAAAGTTCTCACCACCCTTGCTCAACGCATTTGATGTTGAACCCATCATGCACTTTCCAATAATTTTAGACCCCAATCTAAGACATGTCTTAGTTACACGCCAGTTATTTAGAATGTTCTCTGGCTTCTCCCACTTACCACTCTCATCGTGAACTAGTAAAAGAAGCTTCTCACCATCATAGCTGTTGTCTGCAGTGTTCTTCCAGTCGATGGTAGTATCTAGCCCCTCTATATCATCATCGCGCTCCTCATCCATATTCTTACGAGTGATCTTACTCGCAGGAACCCGGAAGGCCAACTCCGTCTTCGGGTTGTCCATACCATCCTGGATCGGCTTGAAAAAGAAGGGGTAATTTCTTACTATAGGTACAACCTTATCAGTAAACATTTTTTTAGCATCAGAACCAGTTTTAGATAAAATACCAAGTCTAGCATCTCTTACAATTGTACCTGTATTGGACGTCTCGGCAGATGACATAAATGAGAAACCTGAACGACGGTTCTTTAGGTAGCACATACCAAAAGATCTGTTGTCAGCCTTGCATGCCTCCCAGAATATATAGAATATCCGGTTGGACTCACGGAAGTCAGGTAGACCGATGTCAATCTTAGTCCACTGAAGATACATGTAGTGAGTACCCGTCATGTAGGTAGGCTCACCATTATTCATAAACCAATATCCTTGCTCACGTCGCTCAAACTCAGTCTCGATCATGTCGACATACTTCAACTTGAACACATTATCTCTACGGTTCCAATCAAATATTGACTTAATCTTCTGAAGCTCGGCAGGGTATTCTATTGGTTGCCATCTGTTGTCTCTGCTCTCTACTTCTTTAGGTATGGCAGGTAGTGCAATCTTTAAGTTGTTTATCTCGTAGATATCTCCTACAGTTCCGTCCTTTGATATAACAATGATGTCATACTCTTTATTGTAACCATAAGCCCAAGACTTGTGCTTGTTCTTTGTCACAATTACCGATCTGTGTAGGTGATCCTTAAGGACTTTATATAAACTATTTTCCATTTTTAGCTTTAGCTCTGCCCTCAGCGAATCCTGACTTTCCTAACGTTACTTCAGCAACGGGTGTTTCAGATGCCTTGTTCTCTTCCTCCTCAATCTTGTTGAGCATATACATAGCATCCTCAAAAGCCAAACGTTTAGCTGATGCAGCGTTCTTCATCTTGTCTGCAGATATGTCATCCTCAGCGTGAGTGATGATAGGTGACTTTAGCACCTTTATCAACTCATCTATTGCCTGCTTGGCTGCCTCTACAATCTCTATCTTTTTAGACATATGTTCTTGTTATACATTCGGTAAAGAACCTCATCATCTATCCTAAACTCATACTCACTATCAGGTGTGAATGATACTGTGTCGCCAACGCTGACATCTGTCAGTGTAGGTGTCTTATACACAACCTCACCCCACATCTCCTCAAGCGATCCTAGCGTGCTGATCACCTTATCTTCACTTGGTATTGGTCTGATAAAGATAAAAGGATCTACGGCATTCCACTTGTCATCTCTCTTAAACATATAGACCTGATCAAGCTCAGCTAAGAATAAGTCATCCATTATAAAATTCCAGCTACTCTTCTGACGGCCCTTCATGTCATAGTAGAACTTGAACACATTGTGGTGCACAAGAACTACATCTCCAGGTTTAACTGGACCATCATAGTAAATAGGGACTGCAACCACCTCAGCGTGGCGGTTAGATGTCTTATGGTCTTCTTGGGAGGAACTGATGTAGAATTCGGTATCACCGAATTTCTTTATGTTATCGTACCGCCTCTGACCAACTGGTTTGATGATGAAGCAGTATGGTGATTTCATTAGTAATCTATTTTATACTCAATAGAGATAGGCATTGTATTAGAAAAAGACTTCCACTTGATAATCTCTCCGTTCTTTTTGATGTAGATACGAATAGCATTATCATCCTCGACTCTGATAGTGTCGATAGTCCAAGTGCGATCTAGCACCTCTTGGCCTACCATATAGTGCATGCACTTCATATAGTCAGGACCAATGGAAATTTTTCTAATTATATTCACCTGTTTGTAGATTTACACTGACGTCGCCATACTTATCAAAGATAGCTTGCTGCTCTTGAGCAAGTCCTTTGGTAGCATCTTCTAGCTGACTAATTGTTAGACCTTTGTGTGTGTTTAGGTGGTGGATATTCATTTCAATATCTGCTACCTTAAATTTTAGATCTCTGTAAACTCGATTCGCATTTACTAACGCGTCGAGTTCTTCTTGTGTGATTTTATTTGACATTTTATTTAAATTATCTGTAAATTAAGTACCTTGAATAAGGAACGGTTAAAGTTGATGTAGATGCTGAATTAGTTACAGCCACCATGAAGTATAAGTTTGAGTTTACATCAATATTTAAAGAACTATCTACAAAGTTAATCTCAGTTTCGTCTGAAAGAGAGGACGCTGTAAAGATTAATCCTCTAATAGCGCCACTCTTTATGTAAAAGTTCCTAGAAAATGAAGAAGCTCTGTTTGATGTAGACGTTATATTTACTGTACCTAACACTGATGCACCTGTAATTGAGTCCACAGTATTTACGTAAAGTTTAATAATAGAGTTTGTTATTGCTACATCTGACTTTACGAATCTAAAGTTTACATTAAGAGTGCAATCTGATGAAAGACTATCACCTGGTATTAATACGCTTGAGACCTTAATGTCGGTACCTGTGCCCGTCAAGGCGCCACCGACCATGTCATCAAACTTAAATATAGAACCATTATTTAAAGCCAGTAGGTCACTAACTCTAAAGTTCGCAGTGCTATTATTTTCAGAAGTATTGCTTCCTAATAATATATCATTTAAAGCAGGCTGATCTGTTGTATAGTTCTGTATTTTCATCGTCCTTGACCTCTATTTTGTTTTTTATAATTCTTAGAAGACTTCAACTTAGACGTCTTGCACTTTGCATGGACACCTGGTCGACTTACCTTAACCTTTACGATTGATGTAGACTCGTTCTTCTTCATGTAGCAAATTTACTAAAATTATTTTACTCAATTATATATCTTCTCATTAGCTTGTATTTACCCTTGCAAGTTCTAACATTAGAATGTTTAGCATTTAAAGCTTTTGCACAATCTTTAGAATTATTAAAATACATAACTTGACCGGTTAATGTGTCTGTTACTTTTAATTGTATTTTACTTTGAGATGCAGATTGTTTCTCCCTCCATTCTTTAGTGCATAATTTTCCACCCAAATTAGCATTTGGTCTTTTTGCTAAAGATTCTTTTATTTTGTTTATGATATTTTCCCTATCTGGATGGTTTGATATAGTATCTCCGCCGATACCACCGCTGCAAATATTTACTAATGTACCTCCATTTTTATATAGACCTATTCTATCAATCCAATAAATCTCACGATTAAAAGATTCTTCCTCAGTTAAACCATCTTCTATAATAACAGGATCAAATCCATACTTTAATACAACTTTACTCCAGAAATCATTTCTGTATTTTTTAGATTTTAGTCTGTTATTAGTTCCTTTTCCAATGTAAAATGGTATTCCTGATTCAGGATGAAGATGAGTATATATGTAAAACATTAAAACTCCTTTATTAAACAGTAAGAAACAAATTTTTCCACCTTAACAAGCTTAATAATTTCTCTGTATTTTGACATATCATTAACTACTTGACACCCTG